TCAACGTAGACGTACTGACATGGGCTTTGGCCGAAGTCTTGACGGACTGAGTTTAGGTAGATTTTAAATTCATTTATCGCTGCCTGGCTGGCGCTGTAATTGTTGCTGAATGCAAGCTCCAGAATCTCAGGGGGCACTTCGTTGGCCCATGCAATGGCGTGAATGACGGCAGACTCGAAGGTGCCGAATTCCAAGGTTGATCCGGAAGGCTTGAAAGCGTGCGGGACTTCGCCCACCTGTAACTCTTGGGCAATGAAGCCAGGGACCTGCGCAGCAACGTCAATTTGGCGGGTAGTGCTTGCGGCGCCGTTGTCGCTCGGGGTGACGGAGTCCTTGCGAACTGCACCCTGAGTCATCGGTTGAGTACCGGGCTTGTTCTCGCCTTTCTGGATAAAGAGAGCCATGATCGACTCAATGACGGCCTTGCGCTGGACGCTGTCGCGGTACCGGTCGATTTCCTTGAGGCTCTGGAGGATGAGAGCAAGAAGGGGCTCGCCGCGAACTTCATCCTTGCGCTTGTCGGTGCCGTAGACCAGCCATGCCATCCGGCGACCGCTCTTGCGGGCGAATGCCGGAAGACGTTCGAACTTTCCAGACTCCTGTTCGATCCAGAAAGCGACAATGCGGCCCTTGGAATCTTTTTCGACTCCATGCTCGACGCTGTGGCTCTTGTTGATCCTGAATTTCTTTCCAGTATCAAGCCAGGGAGTTCGGACGCAGGAACCGCTGACCAGCTGTACAGAGGGCATCATCGTCTCGGGATCCTGCCGCATGACGACGAGGATATCGCCCTCGATCAAGGCCTCACGGCGAATGATCTTCTGAAGCTTCGGCCACGTGTTCTCCTGGAGATAGTCGCAGATGGCTGGGTTGTTGCCCCACAGTTCGTACCGACGCTCAACGTCCTCGGCCCATTCGGTAAGGCTGCCCTCTTTGAGTCCAAGTGTGATCTCATCCGGTACCGATTCAAGGCAGAGCCCGGTATTGATCTCGTTGGTGACGAGTCGGCGGATGAGGCCGCGAGCATAGAGGTTTTCGGTGAAGAGCTGGGCTGACCGCTTCCGGAGTTCCCAATAATTCATGCTAAAAAGCTTGGTTTCCCCGAAGCCGCCCCAGAACTTATCGCCAGCCCAATCCATCGATACCGGTTGGAGGCCGTTGGATGATGCAGAGGGTAGGTCGTCAACGCTGAGAGTCGGAACCTGTGGGCCTTGGATCGCTGGCGCATCCCATGGAGTTGTTACTGTAAATCCGAGCAAGTTCACCAGCATGGCCTCACTATTGCAGTTCCACAGCCGGATATGCGAGCGTTAAGGGTAGCGACATCGTTTTCTAGTCCGTCAATCACTTCTTTGACCTTGTCAATCTTTAGCATTAATGCGGTTTGTCGACTTTGACCAGTGTCTAGGGTGTACGATTCAATCTGCTCCTGCAGAAGCGCTTGTAGTGCATCTTCCGCGGTTACAAGAAGGGTCTTTTTCTTCTCAAGTCTGGACTGCCAAAACGATGTATCTTGCATTTTCGATCCAGTTACGTGTTTTCGTAATAATAATCTGAAATTTCGTAAATGCCAAACGGAATACGAAAAAACCTCGCCAACTAAATGATGACGAGGCTTTATGTGTGGCCTTCCTGTAGGAGGAAAGTGGAGATATCTGCCGACGTTATTTACCCTTGATTTCTAAGACCATTTTCATGTGTTCGTTTTCTTCCTTGAGCCGATCCAATTCGCTCCGGTCGGGCATGGGGATAAGCTGAACGTTCGCGTCCTTTAGCGTTGCCAGTGTGAGGTTGACGTATGATTGTAGTCCAGGCGAGGGCAATGCGGGTTGTATTGCCTCCAAACACTTGGTAGCGGCAATAAGCTTTTCCTGCATGTCTGCTATGCGATTATCGCGCTTGATCCTTGCTGTCTTGATTTGCTTTGCTATTGCGTTCATTTCCCGGCCCTCCAGAGAACAATGTGGTTTTTTGCTTTGATGGTGTCAATGGAGAGATCCTTGCGGACTTTCCACGAAGCTATTTCCCGTACTGGCTCAGCTACCCTGATCTTGACTACGTTGGTTTTCATCGTCCCATCTCCCTTGCTGGTTGTGGTTGTCTACTGCATCCGGTGTAATAACTGGCCTTTGGGTTGCGGGCCTGTTGTCCAAACTGTTTGAGGTTGCGTAATCCATTCCCATCCACCGCCGGGTTTTCTGATTCTGGTTGCTGCGTGGTATTTCCACCTTGAACCGGGTGGATTTGTTATACGCCACGTCTCCACCTCATAGCCTGCGTCAACGGCGGCGGCGTGCTGTGCTAGGACGATGTGACGGCAGGGTGGAGTGACGGTGGTCGTGCATCCGGCGGATAACAAAGCAGCCATTGCGAGTAGTGCCAGGATCATGGCGGTAATGATTCCGTTTCGTTGGTGGCGTTTCATGCTGTCTCTCCGTTTTGCCTCATGCGAGGCTGTTCAGTCCCTTGCTGGTTGTCAGAAGAGAGTTGCTGCGACCGTTTGTCGCCAGCCGCAGCAACCCATTTACCTTAGCCGGGTAATTTAGAATTGCCCAACCCGGCGAACCGGGCGGGCGGAGTAGAAGGTGATTAGGCGAGTCGGCGCTTCAACTCTGCTACGTCGTCTGGAGTATTGACGCTGATTCCGAGGAGTGACATACATGCGTGCTCCCAAGTCCAAGCGCCGTAAAACCCCTCTCCACCCCAGTTGCAGACGTCCGATTCTTTCAGCGCGGCAAGTGCCCCGTCTTTCACTTCGTCTTCAGAGACGACAATTTCGGCGTCTACCGCATTCCAGTCGCCCTCTTCGTCCACGCGTCCAGCGTATTTACCGCTTGCGGAAACGTCGCCATTGCTGTAGAATTCAAACTCTTTAGCCTTGTTCGTTTCATTGATGGTTTCGTTGGTCATGGCTTCTACCCCATTTAGCTTAGGCTTGCCGTTGTTGGCTTCCATATTCTTATTATACGCACATAGAGCAGTATTGCAATAGCAGGCATCAACCTTTTTATAAATCCCTTTCAAGTGAGAGACAGGCGCTCTTTCAGCTGCTCTTCCATGTAGTCCCAGAACTGCTTCCAATCCACGTCCTCAAGCTCAAAAAGCTGGATACATGTGTGCCATGCGAAGATGTCAACAGCGGCGTAGGCATAGCCCAGGATATCCCACAGCTCATTCCGAGCATTGCCAGGACGATACCAATAGGTGGTTTCCTCGCCCTTATCGTCGGTCTTCTTGCGCAGGCTCTCGACGGTGAGCTCCTTGAGCTGCTTATCGGTGACGTCCTGGGGCGCGTTGAAGTGGAATTGCTGCTGCTCGCCGCTGGCACCATCGACCCATTGCCGACGAAGTACCGTAAGCATGCGGTCTTTGTAATAGTCAACCGTGATGTGGAAGCCCGTAGTCCGTTTGACGGTTGTAAATTCGGCGAACTGCCTGACAATCGCATGTTTAGGTGGTCTGGCGCGGCCAATGATGGGGTAGACGTTGGTTTCGTATTGCTCGCAGAAGGTACAGACGACGTCATTGAACATGCCGTTGGAGTCGATAAGGGTGAGCATAACCTTGTACTCGTTGCCGTCCTCATCAGTGTAGGCTTTCGCTTCAATGATGCCTGAGAGCGTCGCCCATACCGACGACCCGATATCGTCGCACTGATCCCGGTCAGAGCCTGCTTCGAGGTACAGATACTCGATCAGATAGCTGAACGTCGACGGTACAGGTGAGGAAGAGGATTTGGCCGCCCGTATGCTTCTGGGCGTGATCATTGGGGATGTTACCGCTGACGTAGCATGGCCGGCGATGGCCACTGACTCGCTCAAACCAGACCTTACCGCCGGTCTCGGCAAAGGTCTTGGCGCGAACATTGTTGTAGAAGACTTTGAGCTTGCCGACATCCTTGCATTGATTCTTTTCAACGTCCCAAGCCTCAAGCCAGTCGACAACCAAGGCGTCCCAGGGTTTGAATCCAACCGGGGAGTAGTAGGTGGGAAGCCAGTAAGATCGGATTTCGTCGGTGACTGGTGTCGCAGTAGGTCGCCATTCGGCGCCATGATCCGGATGGAATAACCGCTCCTTGTCGTAATCAAAGTGCTCCAGGGCACAGTTTCGGCAATGATATCGCACCGTCTTACGGTCAAGCGTCCCATCTTCCTGGTAGTCCCAGGCAAATCCGAAGTCTTTCCCGGTTTCTTTGTTGTTCCCGCTCCACTGCAGGAACTGAGGGAATCCGCAATGCTTACACCTGACGAAGCACTTGCGCTGATCGCCGCGCTCATAGTTCATCTCGGTCTTGCTCTGGCCCTTGACCAGGGGCGTGGACCCGGCAAAGATCTTGCGGCGACGGTGAAAGCTTCCGGCAGTACGATCTTTGAAGAGTTTGAATGGATCGCCGTCCTTTCCTACCTGCCATGGCCAGCCGTCGAGCTCATCCATGAGCATGACCATGACCGAGATATCACGAGCTTTGACAGCGTTGTTGGCACCCTCTGGAACCAGATACCCACCGCCAACCCATGACAGGCGCTCTTTCGTTCGACCCGTTTTCCGCTTATTCGCTGTGTCCTGTGACTGAATGATATGGGATAGTCCAGACTGATCGACCATGGGCAGAAAATTCCCCTCAAGACGACGCTCTGCCAGGGCCTTCTCAGCACTGACGTACATCATGGGGGCTGTCTTGACGTGCGCCATGTAGTAGAGCGCTATCGACTCCAGGATTGTCGACCAGGTAATCTGCACGCCCTTGAGGATGTAGACCTCTCGGATAGGGGAGTTGATATCGGCGTTGTTGACGATCTCCCGAGCCCAGGGATTGATATCGTAGCTCAGAGGGCCAGGGAAGTCGGTGACGAAGTCTGGGAGGTACCGGGTGGCCGTATTGAAATCAACGGGGGTGACGTCCCCGATGTGGTCGGTCATCTCGTCGACTTCGCCAGAAAGCCAGTCCATGCCGATGGTAGTGATGTCAGTTCCCAATGCTCGAAGTATTGCTGCACCATGTCGCGGGAGACGAGCTTCCCGGCCTCTTTGGCATTCTTAACTCTCGCGGTGTGAATCTTTTCGATAGTACTCGCACTGTCGAGCCAGGTCTTCATGCGGTGGTCTGTCGCGAACATCTCGACGAATTCCCGCATGGGCATGTCCATCATATCGCGGAGATCTTCGGGGATGCGGTCGATGGGCTTTGGCGGCGGTTCGTGGAGTTCCTTCTCCTTGGCAGCTTCGCGCCCTCGGGGGATCCTGGCCTTTCGGGGAGGCGCTTTCTTCCCGGGGGCGCGCTTTTTCTTCCGCTGCTGCTTCTTTGCTGGAGTAGGTTTCTTTTTTGCAACCCTGGCGCGTGGTCCCGCCTCTTTCGCCTTGCGGTATGCCACGGCTGCAGGGTGAGCAACATCAACGTGCTTCCCGCACTTCGCGCCTGCCAAAGGGCCACCGAGGGCCTTGGTGACGGCTGCCGGGGAGACTCCGCAGAGCCTGGCGAATTCAGAGCGGGAAACAGTTTGGGAGTGACTCATAGCGCCTCGAAGATCCTTCTGATTAACGATTTCTTCTTGAAGTGAATGCCGGTTAGTCCGCAACTTCCGGAGCAGCGCTCAACCTCACAATCAACGTCCTCGGTATGTTCCCAGCACCCGCTTACTGGGAGCTGCTTCATCTTCGTCACCGTCCTCTTGCAGCGGTGCCGTGCCTTGAGCCTCTCGATCTCTTGCCGTTGCATTTCTGGAGGACGTGGTACAATGGAAGCGTATGGGAGGCGGAGGTGATAGTGGGTGCATTTGCTACATTGGCTCACTAGAAATCCTCCGGTTTCGCGATTGCTGGGATGATGACCCTTGCCGTCCATGCTGGCCTTGGCTTCCGCACCTGATCGAGGAGGCGCAGGATATCAACCATGACCGTTGGCGGCTTCCAGCCCTTCTTGCGAACCGCGCGCAGCAACTTGTTAGCCTTGGCCCGGGTCCGCTTGTTCCTCCACGGGTTGGGGTTCGTCCTCTTCCAGTCATCCCAAACGAGACGCCAAGCTTCGGGGGAGTCGTCGTAGCGGGGGCTGTTTTTCCATTCGCAGGATGGAGCGGGGAACTCTTGGCCATCGATGGTGACCATTGCACGGTTGTGGCTAATTGGTCCCATTGGAAACCTCCAGGAGTTCCGGGTTCTTCTTCACGTTGCCGATGACCTCCCAGGTATCAAACCCGCAGCGAGATTCGACGTCAGTGCAACCGAGGTCGCCAATCATGTCCAGGTAAACGCCGCGGTAGTCAAGCGAGTACTCACTGCAATTGATGGTCATATCCTCGCACCTGCCGATGCGGACAATACCAAGCTTCCCTTGGCCGTTCTCGACGATGTCGCCTGCATACACGAGGTTTTCATGCACGTCCCTGAACCCCGCACACCATTCGACGGTATGCCCTTGGCCTGGAGGGGCGAGCTCTCCGTAACGTGTAACGCGGTAGAGTTGACCTTCTTTACCGATGGCCATATCGTGAATCTCGAAATTCTTGTGGTACTCACACCACACGCGGAACTTGTTAGCGTCGTTCATCGTTCAAGCCTCCCGATGGCGTACTTGCGGTTGCCGGCGATGTCGCAAGGCATTGTGAAAACTTTAGCATGCGAAGGACCGCCGTAGCTTGCAGCATGGATTTTGCCAAGCTCAACCCAATCATTCCGGTCGGTATAGCCAATGATTCGATAGCCGTCAATGAGGATGCCAACGGTAGGAGGTCCGGTGAAGCCAGTCACGTCAATCATCGGCTGCTCGCAATAGGCCCAGTCAATCTCGAACGGCTTGAACCCTGAGGTCCCAGCCTTCTTGGTGGCGGTCTTGTTCATACCCTTCATTCCTTCTGTAATGGCCCGTGTGGGCCGTTGCTGTACT